CCTTCTCATTGGTGTATCCGCCTCCGACGATTCCGGTCGCTCCTTCGAATACGGCATAGGTGTTGGACTTGGTGTAGCTTGCTGCCGCGTCAAGACCGGCTCTCCATGCAGCCGTCTCAGCTACAGTCAGATCCCTGCCATCCACGATTGCCGCATTCGTCTGGTTGATGATGCCTTCGTAGTCTGCAGCATAGTTCGGTACGACCGTCTTGCACTTCCAGCCGATGGAATTGCGGATGTACTTGATCTTGGACTTCACAGACTCATGAAGTCCCTCATCCGTAATCGGGAAGAGCATGGTGTTGAACTTCAGCTTCTCGCAGGCGTCCAGGAAGTCAGAAGCTCCGTTGTTGGTGCTGTCGTCTTCTCCGCCTGCCAGTGCCTTGGATGCGATAGCTTCCTTGAGCTCGACGTTCGCATTGTCGAATGTGACGTACTTGGAGTCGATCTCGGAAAGCTTGCTGATTCCCTCGAAGGTCTCAACAGTCGCTTCATCAAGAACGACGATGAAATCAAACCCTTTGACCGGGTCCTTTGTGACAGCAACCTTGATCTTGTTTCCAAGGGTTCCGGGATACTTCGCGGTGACCTTTACTGCCGTATCTCCAACGGTGATAGATGCGCTTGCCGCCGTGCCTCCCTTCGGGATGTAGACGTAGATCGTGCTTGCGTTCATTGCCGCGAAGCGGATCAGACGCATGTGGCTCTCTTCGTCGTAAACAGATCTTCCGAGGAGCTCCTTCTTTGCATCCGGGTTGTCACCGGGCAGCTTGACGAAGACTTCACGAGGGCCGTAATCATACCCGATCAGCGGGATAACGACGACACCGGTCGTGGACTTTGCGGCTGTCGGTGCCTTTCCATTCTTCAGATTGATGTAAGTACCCGGACGAGTTTTCGCTCCGGACCAGATTCCTCCTGCCATTACTTAGCCTCCTTCCCGAGCCATTCCTTGATGACTCTCTGCGCTTCCTCTACTGTCATCGGCTCGATGTGGCCATACATCGCGCCGTCGAAGGTGGAAGAAGTGATATTGAACAGTCGCGTGCAATGAGCACGGAGCTGAGCGATAGAAAACTTCGCTGCCTCAGGCTTTGCGGTCTGCGCAGCCGGTGCAACTTTAGCAGTGTTCTTTCCTGCCATTGTGTAGTTACTCCTTTCCTGACTGAGTCATGCTGACGTCCGTGATCTTCGGTCCCGCATCCACGATATCCTCCTGGGTGTGGTCGAATGTGAACTGCATCGACACGGATCCCGTGTCTGTTTCCTGTATCCTGGGTGTGCTGATGTGGAATCCGTACCCGGTTTCCTTTCCTTCCTCGGTGAGGCATGGAAGCACGCACCGGTCGTGAACCATCGCATCACGCACATGTTCTGCGCAGGCATTGGCTGTCCACGAATCGCCAGCCAGGAATACGCATTCGAAGTGGACTGTCTTCGTGAATACGGATCCGAGGAGTGCTTTCGAGGTATCCGTCCATGGCACCGGGAAGAAGACGGACGGTACCTTGAAGTCCTCCGGAACCTTCCCGTAGTATGGAGTCGTTCCGGCCTCAGCGTGTGCCAGGATGTACGCGATCGTACTTCCGACATACTGCTCAAGTGATATCTTGCTCATCCTTCTCCTTCCCTTATTCTGTCAGTCATCCGAAATACCTCTGGAGCCATGCCTGGAGCTTTGCCTCAATGACTTTCGGAAGCATCCTCTCGGCTGTCGCTGAAGCCTTGTCGAAATAATGCGAGCCTGGGACGAAGCTGGCTTTCAGCACCATCCCTGTCTTCGCGCCGGGAATATACGTGAACCGGTCACCAGACCAGGCGCCAGGGACAAAACGTCCAGGAGTCTGCCTGTGGCCGTCGTTGACATAGGCTGCGTATTTCACGCGGGTCCCGATCGTAAGTGTCAGGCCTCCGAAATCAAGCTCCCACACGTTGTCCGCTCCGCCTCTGGAGAAGCTGGAGAGAAGAAGGCGCGTGTCTACGTTGCCGGCCGCCATGATCTCGTCCTGAACGATGTCCAGGAACTCCTCTCCTGCCTCCTGGAGGCACTCCCCTGCGAAGGGCTTGAGGTCCTGGCTTGCCCGGTTGCACTTCTGCTCAAATTCTTTAAGGCCTGAAATCTCGATCATATTGCGTTTTCCACCTCGTCTGCTCTGCTGATCAGCACGCTGATGTGGTGGCCGTGGATGTCTCGAGGAACATCCTTGACCAGGTAAGCGATCCCGCTTTCCTTGCTGACCACCTTGTCGTTGATCCTGATGTCAGTTCCAGCAGGGAGAGCGAGCTTGATCTGTCCGGTCAGGACCGGATAGGGATCGTGCTGGGTGATCGCCACTGACTCAGACTTCACACCGAAATGACACGCCACATCCGTGATATCCGCTTCTTCCGGGTAGCTCCCCGCTCTCTCGACCGGCTTGATCCCGTATCCCACCTCGTCCGTTTCCGTCTGCAGGTGGTAGATATCGCATTTGTGATTCAAGAAGTCTTCCCACATGGTGATCTCCCTTGTTCCTCCTCACAGCTTTCTGATACGAAGAAGTGTGTCTCCTCCGCTTTCTGTGATGTAGTCCGACAGCAGCCCGTAGATGTCCAGATCCTCTATGTTGATCTCCCCTGATTCAGCTGTGTAGCTGTAGTCGTCGAACGTCTCTCCCTTCAGTCGCTTCTCTTTTGCTCTCTCGGTCGCGTTCTTAGCATACGCCTCAGCGATCAGGAGAGTTGCCGTGCGGACCGGCTTCGGAATCTCCTTAAACTTCTCATCGTCGTCGAAGCGGTTGTTGGTGATGGAGATAACCTTCTGCTCTGCCCGGTAGATGTCTACCTCGAGCTTCTCATCATCTCGCTCCTTGACCGCCTTGATGTCGGTGTACTTCTTCAGATCTTCCGGAGTGATCCATGGCATGGCCGCCATATCAGGACTCACGCAGTGCCTTGAGGGCTTCGGTCGCCCTCTTCTCTGCGTCCTCGATGGCCTTGATGATGGCTTTTCTCGTCTTCACTCCCCTCAGGCTGATTCCCTGCTTCTGGGCATATGCCCGGAGCTCATCGGTGTTCATTCCCTCAAGGACGGAAGGCTGTGTGATCGTTGGCTCCGGTGCCGGCATGCTCACGGATGCCTGCTCGGCGCTCTTCGGAGTCTCCTTATGCCCGAGTACCGGGACGACAGTTTCGAAGTATCCGGTTTCCACCAGATGATCAGCGGCTGCCTTGTCCTTGACATCGATATAAGGATTATCCTTGGTCGCCTTGAGGTCTCCGTAGCTGTAGCTCAGGCCCTTGACCAGTTTCAGCTTTGCCATGTTGCTCGCCCTCCTTTAGTTCCGTGTGATGTGTGCTTCCGATCCTCAGATAGCCTTAAGGCTGGTGAGGATAGCGGTCGCGTCAAGCTCCTCGACAACAGCATCGAAGTCGAAGTGGATGACGTAGAATCTCTTGTCCTCCATGATGGCTTCCTTGCCCTCTACGGTCTTACGGATGATCATGTCGTAGGTGTTGACCTCGATCAGGTTCTTCGGGTCGGTCAGAAGGATGACATCATCCGGCATGGACGGAACTTCGATCTTCGGGATCGCGATCGGGTTCTCGATGCGGCTGTCGGTGATGATGCCGCCGTTGTTGACAGCCTTCTCAAGGATGAACTTCTGCCATTCCTGAGAACGATGCGGAGACATCAGCCAGCGGAGAGAGCCGTTGTTGTACTTATTCGGTACTGCTCTCAGGGTCTTGTAGAAAAGATCCAGGGACATCTCAGCAGATGCAGCATCGACGTTGTGGCCGCCGTCCTTGATCTGCTTGATCCATCCATCGTTGATGTTGATGAAATCAACATCTCCGGCATCGACACCCTTTGCGGTAGCTGTGTCAGCGGTAACGGAGGTATCGCCGTTCAGGCAGAGGTCCTCGGTGTCGCATCCGACCTGTTTGGTCATCAGACCGGTGACGATGTTCTCGAAGTTCTGGCCCTCGATGTTCTGTCTGAGGGTCTCCTCAGTGATCTCCCACGGAAGGCGGACTGCGGTGGTGGAGTACTCGACCTTGCCGGTATTGACGGAAGCTCTGTATCCGTCATCGGTTCCCTCGGTCTTCTTTCTCAGAAGCCTGCGGCCGATGCCGATCTTGTCCAGTTCACCGGTCTTTGCTCTTCTGATCTCATGACGGACCAGAGGGCTGAGCGGAGTAGCGTCGAAGGTCATCTGCAGAAACTGCTGTGCCTGCTCCGGGCTCAGGATTCCGCCGCTCGCGAGAGCTGCGGTGTTGATAGTGGTATCAGCTTTACCGACGATAGCGCGGTTAGATACTGTTCCATCCATTTTCATTTACCTCTCTTTCTTCTCGTGCTGTGTGATCAGCTGTCTCAGATGATGCCGTGCAGGAAGCACTGCTCTTCCTGAGACTTAGCTACTTCTTCTCCATCTGCCCCGTTGAGGTTGGTCGGAAGACCTTCCTGTCTGAGGTACGGTGCCATTGCCTTTGCGATGGCGTCCTGGATCTGCTCAGCGACCGGCTTGTCAGCATCAGCTTTCTTCTTCTTCGGGTCTTCAGCCATTGCCTTCTGGATGGCCTCGTCGATCATCTTCTGGACATCTGCCTTGGTGATGGTCTCCGGCTCCTGTGCCTGTGTGCCCTGGTCTTCCTTCTGTACCGTCTCCGGTGCCGCTGCGGTCGCCTTCATGGCTTCCTGGACTGCGGACTTGACGACTTCCTGCATCTCTTCCTTAGTCACTTCAATCTCCTCACTTTCTCCGGACGGGACGTCTCCGTCACCGTCTCCATCGTCAAACGACTTGAGGAAGTCTGACAGGGAATCCGTGATGCTCTTCAGCTGGTCCCTGTTCTTCCTGCTCATCGCCTTACCTGCTTTTACGATCGGCGGTTCCTCACCGTCTGCGCTCTTGTAGATGGTCGGCAGCGAATCCTGGTTGGAGAAGAGCTTCGTGGTGATGTTGTTGAAGTCCTGCAGGGCTTCTGCTACCTTCGCCATGTCTTTCTCATTTCCCCAGGTCTGCGTGTCCGGATCATACTTGTCAGTCAGAACATCGCTCAGTGCGTACCAGGCTTCCCAGAGGTTTCTGGAAACGAAGCCTGCATTGAAGCGGTCAGCGACTTCACCCTTCTCGACCGTGTCACCGCTCAGCCACTTCTTCAGCTTTGCCAGGACGCTTTCCTTTTCAGCCTTCTCAACTGCCGGGTCATCGTCGCTGTCGTCAGACTCGATGTACTTTCCGGTTCCACCCATTGAAAAGCCGGTGATCTCGCCTTTCTGGACCTTATCGAAGATGTCCGGATCCGTGATCTCAACCGTCGCCATCCATGTGCCCTTCTTGATCTGCTGGTCTCCGATCGTCTCGTCGTTCTTGGTAACCCACGACTCGACCTCTGTAGCACCGTCGAGTTTCTCGAAGCTGTGCTGAATGTCGACGTCGCCTCTGTGCTTCGCGTACCAGTAAGCCGCTTTCTGGACTTCCTCAGCGGTCATGTGGTCGCCCTGGGTGTCTTCTGCCATCGGCTCGTATACGACTCCGGTGACATAGTGGCTCTCGGGATCTACTTTCACGATCCGTCCGAAGGTGGTGAAATTTGCCTTCCCATCATCGGCCTTCACGATAGCGAAGCTGTGCTTGTT